CGTGAGGGCCCCGCCGGTGCTAGTGCACTGGCAATGGTGACAAGCCATTGTCCACTCACGCATGCCACCCGGCATGCGTGTCCTTCTACCCCGAGGGGTCTCCTTGGACAGCGTTATCACTCAGACCAGACGGACTCCGAGGAATGCTAACGTTACTCGTCAAACGAGTACGCAGTATTTTCCCGGAGGGCCGTGGGACGTGTCAAAACGTTCCGATGGTCTTAGTGATTTCGCTCCCACTCAACGTACGACGTCCCATCGAACAGGACGCCGTATCCGCGGACTTGATGTTCCCTCTTCTTTAGAGGATATTGTCGACTCGACAGGCGGTACTTACGCAGGCATGTTTCATGCCCTGAGTGAGAACGCTCGTCAAGACGACTATCCTAGGGGAACAGACCGGGGGCATGAGTTCGATACAACGTGTGATACGTTGTATCTGTCTCATCCCCACATCGATATCACGGAAACCGGTCAAACCGGGCCGTGGCCTCGATATCGGTATGGAGGGCCGCTGGTATACTACCCCAGCAGCCATGGGAGCTACTTTCAGTCCGGGCCCACGTTTGACAGTGGGTATTACGGACCGAAGGCAGTTTCCCAAACCGCTCCATCCAAGTCAGTAGCGGATCTTGCCGTGAACCTTGCTGAGATCTACCGCGAAGGCTTTCCAGCCGGCGTGGAACAATCCCTCGAGGACTTCCGTTCTCGAGCCAGTACAGCTCGCCTTGCCGGCGAGAAGTATCTGGAGCATCAGTTTGGTTGGGTACCCCTTCTGGGGGCACTCACTCAAACTTACACGACCGCGATGAATGCTCGAGCTTTGCTCGATCAGTACATTCGCGATGCCGGAAGACCTATCCGGCGCAAGATGACATTCCCAACGACCGTTTCCGAGGAAGCGTGGGAGAGTACCGGCACCCTGAACACAGGTGTCGATATTCCTCCGACTGTCTTCAATTCGATGATGGTCAATGGGGTGAGTGGCGGAACCATGTACGAGACCTTGCGCAGTCAACAGACTGTCAAGTTCTCGGGCGCGTACTCGTACTTTCTTCCTGGTGGAAATGAGAATTTCCTCAGGAAGCTAGAACGTGCTGAGCAGGAGTTTAATTACCTGTTCGGCGTCCGGATCACTCCGGAAGTACTGTGGAACCTGGCTCCATGGAGTTGGCTGTCTGACTGGAAAGCTAACCTTGGCGATAACATCGCCAATGCTAGCCACCTAGGGTCAGACGGTCTAGTGATGCGGTATGGGTACCTGATGTGTGAGACAATCACAGATCACACCTTTACCCTCGTTGGTCCCGTTTTCAAAAACGGGATCAGCGGGCCGTACACGATGCAATTCACGCGAGTGAGGAAGCAACGTGTCAGGGCCACACCTTTCGGGTTCGGCCTCAACCCTCAGGCATTCAGCCTGAAGCAGTGGTCGATCCTGGGTGCTCTTGGTATCACCAAGGGTCCCGAATCTCTCTGGTAGTAGAATAACCAGAGAGAGCATCGCCTCCCGCGCCAACAGGCGCGGGGGGTCCAACTCTGCAAGGACGACGCTTCATGTTCACCGACCCTCAGTCAGTTACGATCTCTGGCACTGCGAATTCGCTGCCACGGACCAACAATGGAGTTCGAAGCGGGGAGTTTTCCTCCGCCGACAACAACATTGTTTTCTCCGTTGCCCACACCGTGGGCAAGCGCAGCCGTCGCACCGCCAGGATCCAGCACCGGAAGGTTGCTCCTGACCCGCTGTTCCCGGCTCAGAACACCCCGTATTCGATGAGTTTTTACATCGTTGCGGATGTTCCGAACACCGGTTACACGGTTGCGGAGCAGAAGGCCGTCATCGACGGCTTCCTCGCCAACCTTCAGGCGACCTCTGGTGCCAACCTCACCAAGCTTCTTGGTGGGGAGAACTGACTCTGTCCCGAAGGTAAATGGGACAGTTTCTGTGCGTTGCCACGGGAGAAGGTGAGCATCGAAGCAAGGATCCGCGCAGCTTCACATTGAGTGAGGCCACGGTGAAAAGCCCGATGCCGTTCCTGCAGTGTGTGCTCGATGATCTGAGCACACTGTGTTGCACTAGCACCATCCGCGATGGCAAAACCATCGCGGAGCGTTTCGAACACGAGGGGTGGTCGTTTCTAACGATCACCCTGTCGAACTTTGGCGCAGACTTCCAAAAAAGTCTGGACCAAGGATTCGTCGGTCACGACCAGTTCATGGGCTTTGCCCGAACTGGCGGTCTCCCGAGATTTCTCTCAGGTTTCCTTGACCATGTGTTCGATCGTGAGACAGGTGTGTTGCTCAACGATCCTTCTGTAGCGCACATCTATGCGATTCGTCAGCTAACGCTGATGTTCGCAAAGATAAACCTCCCTTGCACTCCTGCAAGAGAGGCCCGCGCTATCAGGAGTTACGTTGAGTGTGAGCAGGATGTACGCAGTTCGGACGCGCGCTTGGCTGA